GTCAGTTTCCCTCTCTCTGGACGCACGGGACTACGACCTGCGAGCGGAGCTGGAATGGCACCCTGAGGCCCTGGCCCGGTACCCGTGGCTGCACTCATTCGCCCAGGTGCCCGACGACGCTGCGCCGCCGCTGGCAATGAGTCCGCCACCCGCCGACGCCGTGGGCTCGTACGGCGCGGAAGCCGTCGAGTGGATCGAGACGACGCAACGGCTGACGCTGCGCTGGTGGCAGGCGCTGGCGATCACCCGCCAGCTCGAGCACCGAGCAGACGGGACGTTGTGCCACAGGTCCGTGGTAGAGAGCACCCCGCGGCGCGCCGGCAAGTCCGTACGCATTCGCGGGATGGCGCTGTGGCGGCTGGCGCGCGCGGAGCTGTTCGGGGAGCCGCAGACGGTGATCCACACCGGCTCCGACGTCGCTATCTGCCGCGAAATCCAACGCGGCGCGTGGCGCTGGTGCGAACAGTCCGGGTGGACCGTGATCCGGGCGAACGGCAAAGAGGCCGTGGAGACACCGAACGACGACCGTTGGCTGGTCCGGGCGCAGCGGGCCGTGTACGGGTACGACGTCTGCTTCGGCATCGTCGATGAAGGGTGGGACGTCGAACCCGACACGGTGTCCGAAGGGCTCGAGCCCGCCATCCTCGAGCGCGCCAGCCCGCAGATACACCTGACGTCCACGGCGCACCGCCGCGCCACAAGCCTCATGCGCACGTCCCTGCTGCACGCGTTCACCGCGGACGACCCCACGACGCTGCTGTTGCTGTGGGGCGCCCGCCCAGGCTCGGACCCCGCGGACGTGGGCGCGTGGCGGGCCGCGTCCCCACACTGGTCCGACGACCGGCGCCGGATGATCGCCGCGAAGTACGAGAAGGCGTTGGCCGGGGAGGACGATCCGGAGCTGGACGACCCCGACCCCATGCGCGGGTTCGAAGCCCAGTACTTGAACGTGTGGCGGCTGCGCGAGCGCCGCGAAACGGGGGAGCCCGTGGCGACCGAGCACGCGTGGGCGGCGCTCGCGGGCGACGTCCCCGACCGGGCGCCGGACGCTGTGGCCGCGGAGGATTGGTTCACGCAGGGTGTTAGCGTCGCGTGGGCGTGGCACGTGGACGGGCGGGCCGTGGTCGGCGTGACCACATGCGAGGACCTGGCCGGCGCGGCCGCGGCCGTCGACGCGTCCGGGTTCAAGGGGCGAGTGTTGGCCGGCGCGTCGATCGCCACCGATCCGGCATGGAAGGCCGCGGGCGTCCGCACCACGCCGCAGAAAGGCACCGTCCGCGCCGCTGTGGAGGACCTGGGCCGGCTGCTCACAGATGGTGTCCTGGCCCACGACGGCGGCGCGGAGCTGTCCAGCCAGGTGCTCGCGCTGCGCACGTCGCCAGGTGTGGACGGGCCGCGGCTGCGCAGCACGGCGCCCGCCGATGGCGTCAAGGCCGCGGTGTGGGCCGCGTTGGGAGCGCGCAAGAATCGGGCGCGCCGCGCCGTAGTCGTGCTCTGAGTTGACGCGCCCGCTGTGGCACACTGTCGCGCGTGCAATGGCCGCCGTGGAAGCGCCGGGAGGCGCCCCGCAATGACACGCTGATCTCCATTTCTGACCCCGCGCTGGCGGGGTACTTCGGGCTGTCGCCCACGTTCGCCGGGGTGAACGTGTCCGAGACTTCCGCGCTCGGCATCGCCGCATTCTGGCGGGCCGTCATGCTGATCGCGGGGACCATCGCGTCCCTGCCTCTACACACCTACCGGGACACCGCGGAAGGCCAACGCCAGCGCGTCGCCTCGTGGCTGAACGAACCCGGCACCACAGAGGGGCAGACGCCGTACGAGTGGAAGGAAACGTGCCTGCTCCACGGGCTGCTGCACGGGAACGTGTACCTGCAGCACGTGAAGAACGGTGCCGGCGCCATGGCCGGCGCGACGCCGCTGCATCCACTGTCCGTGACGCCAGCGTGGGAGCGCCGCGCGGACGGCACGTTCACCGGCCGGAAGCTGTTCGGCGCGACCCTGGGCGACGGCACGCGGCGCACGTTCACGCAGGCCGACATGACGCAGGTGATGGGCCCGTCTCTGGACGGGCTGCGCGGGCTGTCTCTGCTCGGCGTGGCGCGGCAGTCCCTGGGGACCACCATCGCCGGGGAGCGCGCCGCGGCGAGAATGTTCGGGAACGGCGCCCTGATTTCCGGGCTCGTGTCCGCGGATGAGGACATTGACGAGGACGAAGCGGCGGACATAAAGGCGGGACTTGACCGGAAGTTGGGCGGTTGGGAGAACGCGGGCGAAGTGGCATTCGTCAATCGGAAGCTGAAATTTACGCCGTGGACCATGAGCGCGGAAGATGCGCAATTCCTGCAGTCCCGGCAATTCCAGATTGAGGAAGTCGCGCGCTGGACTGGGGTCCCGCCGCACCTGCTCATGCAAACAGAGAAACAAACGTCGTGGGGTACCGGTGTCGCGGAGCAGAACCGCGGCTTGGGCCGGTTCACACTGCTCGGGTGGACGATGCGTTTCGAACAGAGACTGTCGCGGCTGCTCGGCCCAGGCGGGCCGCGTTTCGCGGAATTCGACTTCGCCGGCCTCGAGCGGCCAACTCCGGAGGATGAGATAAAGCTGCTGATCGAGCAGGTAAAGGCCGGCCTACTCACAGTGAACGAAGCCCGCCGCGTCCGGAACCTTCCGCCGATCGACGGCGGGGACGTGCTCCGCGGCGGCTCCCCGGCGCCGCGTGAGCTACAGGAGGCACTGTCGTGAAGCCGGGCGGATTCCGTGAGCGGCGAATGCTCGAGCTGGCGAACCGCGGGCGGGCCATGACCGCGCGGCCGCAGAACCGTGGCGGGGACTGGTGGAAGATCGGCAACACTGACGGCGACCGCGCCGAAGTGTTCATCTACGGGTTCATCGGGGACGACTGGGCCGAAGAGGACGTGACCGCGGCGTCGTTCACGAAGGCGCTCCGGGCCATCACCGCGCCGGCCATCGACCTGCGGGTGAACAGTCCGGGCGGCGCCGTGTTCGAGGGCATCGCCATTTACACGGCGCTGCTCGAGCACCCGGCCACCATCGACGTGTCCGTGGACGGTGTGGCCGCGTCGGCGGCTTCGTTCGTGTCGATGGCCGGGGATACTGTGGCGATGCAGAAGCCCGCAAAGATGATGATCCACGACGCCTCCGGGATCGTGCTGGGGAACGCCGCGGACATGCAACAGATGGCGGACCTGCTGGACGAGCTGTCCGACACCATCGCCGGCATCTACGCCGACCGCGCTGGCGGCACCGTGGCGACGTGGCGAGACGCCATGAAGGCCGAAACCTGGTACTCCGCGGCGGCGGCCGTAGACGCCGGCCTCGCGGACCGGGTAGCGAACGACACCACCGAAACGGCGCCCGAAGATCGGCGCAGCCAACTGGTCCGCGCACGGGCGCGGGTCCACACCGGAAAGGGATAGGAACATGCTTCGAACGATCGAAGAGGTCGTGGCTGCGCAGCAAGCCGTCATCGACGGCGCCGCCGACCGGCCGCTGACCACCGAAGAGGTCACCGCGTACGAAGGCCTCGAGCAGGAGCTTGCGACCCTGAACACGGACGCCCAGGTCCGCGCCCGTCACGGCGCCTACACGGCGCCCGTTCGGAACGACCTGCACGTGAACATCGGCGGCGGCTCCCGTGACGAGTACGAAGACCTGAACCGCGCCTTTGACAACTACCTGCGCACCGGGCGCCCCAACGCGGACATTGCGGAGCTGCGCAACGCGCAGGAGGCCGGCACCGACTCTGAGGGCGGCTACCTGGTGTCTCCACAGTTCCGGCAGAAGCTGGTGGAGGTCCGGGCCGCGTTCGGCGGGCTCGCCGCGGAGGTCGATTCGTTCAGCACGACCACAGGTGGCGCGCTCGAGTACCCGTCCCTCGACGACACGGCCAACTCCGGCGGGATCACGGACGAAGAGGCCGCGTTCGTCGACGGGGACGACTTGGCCTTGGGTACCGTCGCCCTGGGCGCGTTCAAGTACACCAGCACGGGCGCCGGCACCACGACCCCGCTTCGGGTGTCTGTGGAGCTGCTGCAAGACTCAGAGTTCGACGTGCAAGGGCTTGTGGCCCGCGCCCTGGGGACGCGCATCCAGCGCAAGCAGGCCGTCGACTGGGTGAACGGCAACGGGACCACGCTTCCGTTCGGGCTCCTGCACGACGGGCTCACCGCGGACGTGGTGCTCGACGTCGAAGCCACCATCGACTACGACGAAATCTTGGACGTCGAAGCGGCGCTGGACCCCGCGTACGAGCAGAATGCGAAGTGGATCATGTCGAAGGGGACGTGGGTTGCCGTTCGCAGGATCGTCGACGACGTGGGGCGCCCGCTGATCCAGCCGAACGCTCAGGCCGGCATCGGCCAGGCGGCGGCGCGGGAAATCCTGGGATACCCGGTCGTTCTCGACCAGGGTTGCAACGCTGTCACCGCGGACGGTGTGGCCGGCGGGTTCGCCGCCCTGGGCGACTTCCGAGAGGCGTACGTTATCCGCCGCGTGTCCCCGTTCACCCTTGTGGTGAACCCGTGGACGCGCATGAACAACGGCCAGGTGGAGTACGTGGCGTGGGAGCGCGCGGATGGCAACATTCAGAACCGCAGCGCGTACGCGACCCTCGAGAATATCACCACCTGACCGGCGGGCGTGGCCCTGGCCGGCGCCATGGCCGGCACAGGCCGGGGCCACACAGCAAGATCATAAACCAGCTGTAGAACGATCTTGGAAGGAAGGGAAGAGCATGCTACTCAAGGGCAACCCGAAGGCGCTCGAGGAGTACCGGGCGCGGAAGGCCGCGGCGCGCGCGAAGGTCGCAAAGAAGACCGCGGCCCAGGACAGGGCGAAGGCCGCGCACAACGCGGGCACCGGGCCGGCCCCGAAGGGCCCGGCGGCGACGTGAACGCCGTAGGTCTGATCGTGGTGCTGCTGGCTGTGCTGCTGCTGCTGCACCTGCTCGGCGTTATCTGAGAAGGGGAACGACCCGATGGCGTGGAAGCCGGACTACGCGACGACGGCGGAGCTGAAATCCTTCCTGAGGATCACAGACACAACCGACGACGCACAACTGGCCCTCGCCGTCACGACGGCTTCCCGTGCCGTCGACAGGCACTGTCACCGGCAGTTCGGGCAGGTCGCGTCAGCCGAAGAGCGTTCCTATACCGCGTATTGGGATCGGCGGGCCGCGTGTTGGGTCGTCGGGTTCGACGACCTGCAGGACGTGACCGGGTTGGACGTGCAGGTCGACGCCGGGGAAATCGACTCATACACCCTCGAGCCCGTGAACGCCGCGGCGGAAGGCAGGCCGTTCACGCGGCTACGGGTGCTCACGGACAGCGCCGCGAAGCCCACATACGAAACGCACGGGGTCACCATCTCCGCGGTGTGGGGATGGGATGCCGTGCCCGATCCGGTAAAGCAGGCCACCCTGCTGCAGGCGTCGCGGATATTCGCCCGCCGCGGCTCCCCGTTCGGCATCGCAGGGTCACCGGACCAAGGCTCGGAATTGCGGCTGTTGGCGAAGGTAGACCCCGACGTGGCCGTGTCCCTGGCCGATTTCGTCCGATGGTGGGCGGCGGTCTGACATGGACCTGGGCAACGTTATGGACGAAGTGAGCACACAGCTCGACACCATCGCCGGGCTGCGATGCTTCGCGTACCCGCCGGACAGCATCACGCCGCCCGCGGCTATCGTGTCCTATCCGGAAGAGATGCTCTTCGACGCCACATACGACCGCGGCGCGGACACCCTGCTGCTCCCGGTGATCGTGGCTGTGGGGAAGGTCCACGACCGGAGCACACGGAACCTCGTGGACGGCTACTGCGCCGGCTCCGGGGCCAGCTCCATAAAGGCCGTGCTCGAGGCCGGCACATACACGGCGTTTGACACGGTGCGGGTGGCCCGCGTCGAGTTCGACGTCTTGACCATCGGAGGCACCGACTACCTGGCGGCGCTGTTCGACCTGGACATAATCGGAGACGGAGCGTAGGGAAATGGCAAAGGTCCACGGCAAAGTCACGTTCGTCTCTCTGGACGGGGACGACCTGTCGCAATACTGCGACAATTCGGAGCTGAAATTCGAAGCCGACGAACACGACGTGACCACGTACGGCAACGATGGGCACGTGTTCCTGGGCGGGCTCACGTCCGGCACCGTCACCATCTCCGGGAAGTACGACAGCACTGCGGGCACCGGGCCACGGGCCGCCATCCTGCCGCTGCGCGGAACCGTCGTCACACTGATCCACCAGCCCGAAGGCACCGGGGCCAGCCTCCCGCAAGACGAAGTGGACGTGCTCGTGAAGAGCTACGTCCAGACGCACCCCGTCGCGGACTACGTTATGTGGTCCGTAGAGCTGACCATGAGCGGCGACGTCGACTCGACGGCGCAGTCCGCATGAGCGGCGTCGACAAAGAGGCGCTGTTCAAGGCGCGCCTTCCCGAAGAGGAGTACGAGCTTCCCGGGCTCGGTGTGCTGCGCATTCGCGGGCTGTCCCGCGGGGAGGTCCTGGCCGCGCAGCACGACGACCCGCGGCTGGCCGTGTTCGAGCGCCGGCTGCTGGCGAAGGGCATCGTGGACCCGAAGCTCACAGAGACGGACGTCGGGCGCTGGCAGGAGGCGTCACCCGCAGGTGAAATGGAGCCGCTGATAAAGCGAATTGAGCGCCTGTCCGGCATCGGGGGCGAGATCGCAAAGGACACCTACGAGTCCTTTCGAGACGAATCCGGAGCTGGAATTCGAAATGTTCCTGGCGACGAAACTGGGGATGACGGTGAGTCGGCTCCGGGAGGAGTTGGCGGCTGACGAATACATGCGATGGGGCGTGTACTTCGCACGGAAGGCGCAACGGGAAGAGCTGAAACGGCTACAGGCGGAAGGCGGCGCGCAGTGACGCAGATAGAGCAAGTCGTCGCCATCACCGCGCAGCTCACTGTGATTGGGGCCGCGTTGGGCGCCGTGCT